CTTTTACTTTTTTTTTTTAAGCCAAAGAAAAATAAATAAATTATGCCAAAAAGATTTACAGATACAGAAAAATGGAGTGAGGATTGGTTCTTAGAATTATCTAACGCTCATAAGTTATTTTGGATATACATTTGTGATAATTGTAATCACGCAGGTGTATTTAAGTTGAATAAAAAAATGTTTGAGTTCTTAATCGGAACAGATATTAATCCTGAACAATTTTTATTAATAGTTAATGACGGAAAAGAAAGGGTTAAAACAATAGGTAAAGGTAAGTGGTATATAGTTGATTTTATAAAGTTTCAATATGGTGAAGTATTAAATCCTTCTAGTGCTGTTCACGCTTCAGTTATTAAGATACTAAAAGATAATAAAATTGATTATAAGTCTAAAACAAAAAAAAGAAAGAAATCCTCTACTATAAAATTACCAAAATCCACAACTGAGGTAGCCGAATACTTCCAAGAGAAGGGTAGCAATAAAAAAGAAGGAGAAAATTTCTTTTACTTTTATGAATCGAAAGGTTGGAAAGTAGGAGATAATCCTATGAAAAATTGGAAGATGGCTGCTTCAGGGTGGATTAATAGATATAAAAAAGAAGTCCCTAACTCTGATTATCTTAATAGTCAATTAGATGCTATGAAGGAACAGTAATGGCTTTATATAGAATAACCTCCAAGCAAGAGGTAACTGATTATTGTAAAGAAATTTACACTAATGGTTACACAAAAGGGCTAACTACAGGTATTGATCCGTTAAACCCTCACTATAATTTCCGTAAAGGTGAACTGACTATAATGACTGGGTTTGCTAATATCGGAAAAACTACTACACAATTATTTCTTATGATAATGGCTTCTAAGCTTTACGATTGGAAGTGGTTAATGTATTGCCCTGAGAACGAGCCTATCGGTGATTTGATGATAGATATAGCTGAGATGTATTGTGGTAAGACAGCCGATAAAGAGTTTAGCGATAGAATTAATCAAGACGATTATTTACAAGCTATCGAGTGGGCTTACAATCATTTTACTGTCCTTACTTTTGATGAGACACCTACTGTCGATGAAGTCATAAATTCTTTTGATGATTTTATGCAAGTAGAAAAATTTGATGGTATATCTATAGACCCCCTTAATGATTTAAAAGCACCTAATAAGGTAAGTAAGTACGATTACTATTACGATGCTTTAAGTAATATAAGAAGGTTTATAAAACGTCACAACGTAATGTTTTACCTTGTGGTCCATCCTGGCACAGCAGCCAATAGAAGAAGAAATGATGATGGTACTCGACCTGCTCCTAATATGAGTGATGTAGAGTTTGGTGCTATGTTCGGAAATAGGGCAGATAACTTCCTTGTGTTCCATCGTAACCCACAAAGTGAGAAATGGAATGTTACTGAGATACACGCACAGAAGATTAAGTTTCAAAAGTTAGTCGGAGTACCTACACCTGAACTTACACCTATTTGTTTATTCTATTCTTATAGTTTGCGTAGGTTTAGATACCTTAATGAGAACGGAAGTTTAGTAGACCCTATACAAGAGACGATAACCAAAACACCAACTAACCAAATATTTTAGAAATTATTATGCTAAAAGTAGGAACAGATTTTAGTGGTATCGGCTCACCCGAAGCAGCCTTAAGAAGATTAAATTTACCTCACAAAAATATATTTGCTTGTGAGATAGATAAGTATGCTAAAAAAAGTTATTTAGAGCTTAACGATCCTGGTATATTTTATGAAGATATAACTACTCGTAATCACAGCGAAGTAGAGCAATTAGATTTGTATGTTGCAGGATTTCCTTGCCAAGCATTTAGTTACGCAGGTAAGAGAAAGGGTTTTGCTGATGAGACAAGAGGTACGTTGTTTTTCGATGTAGCCGAATTTATCAGAATAAACCAACCGAATTGTTTTATTTTAGAGAATGTAAGAGGATTAGTTTCTCACGATAAAGGAAGAACATTTCAAACGATTACAGATATTTTATCTAATGCTGGTGGAAGTTTAAATGGTCAAGTAGGATTAGATACTATTGATAATGGTTTAGGCTATCACGTTTATTATAAGATACTAAACACTAAGAATTTTGGTATACCTCAGAACAGAGAAAGGATATTTATAGTTGGTTTTAAGAACTGGAGAGAGTTTAGATTTCCTAAAGAGTTTCCGTTAGATATAACTTTGAAAGATTTATTAGAGGATGATGTAAACGAGAAGTATTATTTAAGTCAAAAGATGATAGATGGTTTTAATAGACACAAGGAAATAAACAACAAAGTGGAGTTACCTAAAATAATTGGTTACACTAGAGATAAAAACGGAGAAGTAAGTAGTAGGCATTTAAAAGATGAAGCAAGTACTTTACATTCTGTTACAGGGGGTGGTGGTAATACAGACCAATTTGTAATCCACAACCTACACCCTAGATGTGGCGACCCAAAGAAAGGATGTACAGGTCATTTAAGTAAGACCGATGGTATTGCATATTGTTTAGATGCAGCTAATAGTATTGCTGTTGAGTTAAAACAAATAGGTAATATATATGATAATGAACACAATTCTTTAGCAGGTAGAATATATGATGAAAATGGTTTATCAATAACACTTAAATCTGAAGGTGGCGGCCTAGGAGCTAAGTCGGGTTTATACAAAGTGAAAAATAACATAAGAAGATTAACTCCACTTGAAACTTGGAGATTGCAAGGGTTTACTGATGAGGAGTTCTGGAAGGCTCAAAAAGTAAATTCAGATACACAGCTTTATAAACAAGCAGGAAACACTATAACAGTTAATGTTATGGTAGAACTATTTAAGAAAATTTACCTAAAATAACCAAAATTACTATGCCCGACCAAATTACACTAAAAGCAATTAATTTATTGCGAGAAGCCGACCCGAATTTAGACGAGATGAATAGTCTCGATAAGTTTATAGCACATCAAAGCGAGGTGTTGAAGATGTATAAGCAATTCGAGGGACACCCACAAGCTGAGAAGTTAAAGCCTAGATTAAAGGTGTTCGAGGAAAGTGCGTTAGCATTTACTTGGGTACACACACAAATGATGGCTTATAAAAGAGAAAAGCTTTTAGCCAATGCCAATGAAATGGAGATGGCTAATGCTGTTATAGAACTCAAGAGTGAGTTAGATATATTAACTAAATTAGATAAAAGTGACTAAAAATGAACTAAACTTGTTAGACCGATTCGCTAGTAAGTATAAAATTGATTGTGTCCCTTCCGAGGGAAAGTATGATTTTTGGGATTTTACATACGAATGGGATAATAGGAAGTTCTATTGCGAAATGAAACAAAGAAACTTTACTTTAGATAAAGCTAAAAGTAAATACTCTGAAGGTTTGATTTTAGAAATGCACAAGTACGAAAGAATATTAAGAAAAGCTAAAAACGAAAAGTCATCTCAAGGATTGTATATTAACTTTTTTGATTGCGATTCAGTATTATTATTTAATTTAAACAAGATTAAGATAGATAAGTGGATGTGGAGAACTATGCCTGAATCTACTAGCTTTGGTAGAAGCAGATTTGTTTATAAATATATTACGTTTTTAGATTATGATAAAGGAAAAGTTTTATATATTTGAACCATTCTTACGACTTTTCGCATAATTTTGTAAGTTTTTTTGGTTAAGAAGAGGGTGTCTATTTATAGATGCCTTTTTTTTTGTACTTTAGCGAAAACTGAAAAATTAAATTATTATGAGCAGTATAGAAGAACAAGTTTGTTTTAAGATTTTAAAGCGTTCAGACGAGGGTAAGAATAAATATGGTGTTACGATGGAGCGGGAAGATTTAACTAAGTTAGAGTGGCTTAAACACGCTCAAGAAGAAGCGATGGATTTATGTGTGTATTTACAGAAGTTAATCGAGCTTGAGGAAAGTAAGCCGTTTCAATACGAGTGGAATATGACTAAGCCTAGTAGTGGCGGTGAGTATAATAGAAAGATGCTTGACTTGGAAATAGAAAGTTTAGGAAAAGAAAAAGAGGACTAGCCGTCCTCTCCTTGTTCTTCTTCTGTAGAATCCACTATCCAACTTCCGAATATTATTTCTGCTATCTCTTCGGGTGTTTTTTTGTCTCTCGTATCCATTCGTCAGGTATATATTTATCAGCCCATTTTATATTATTCTTATCACACCATTGAGCATATGTGGTTTGACTATTTTTATGTAATTTATTTTTAGACCTCATAAACACCATCCTTATATCTAGGTTAGGGTGTTGTGCTATAACGAGCAACATCTTCTTACGATCCTTTGCTGTAAACCTTCCTTTTAGTTCGATGATAATTCCATTTTGTAATATAATATCTGGAAGGTATCTTCTTTGTTCTGTAATGTCGTAGTAAAGATTTACAGTTTCATAATCAAAATTAATTTTTCTCTCAATTAACCTAGAACAAACATCTTCTTCATACTTACTTCTGTATCTATTTTTGTCTATTCTCATAATATGTTTTTTTATTGTGGCACTTGTGACATAATCCTTGTAGATTAGATTCGTCCAATTCAGCACCACCTTGTTTTATAGGTGTAATGTGGTCGACTACATCAGCAGGTTTTACTATATCTTCTTTTAAACAATGAACGCACAAAGGATTTTTCTCTAAGACTAATTTCCTTAATTTCCTCCAAGGAGCTGTTTTATAAAACGAGGTGTCCCCACCCCAAGACTTATTTTTTTCAGCCTTAGTTCTTTTATCTCTTGGTTTAGGAAGCCAAGGCACTATTTAGATTTTGATGATCCACCAAAGAAAAAATCAATAATGGTGTTTACTTTACTAGACATAGCTCCAAAGACTGTACTAATAAAACCTATTTCATAATCTGAAAGTTCAAGTGTGTTCATTACAAAGCACTTAAACATAAAATAAGAAATAAGAAAATAAGCACAAGTAAATATGATGGCAAGAATCTTTTGTATAAAACTATCGTCCATAAACATTGTTCTAGCACTATCTCTATCTTTAACCTCAAGAGCAAACATATCCTTTTCGTGGGTTTTAACCACCTGTTCAAACTTCTGTTTAAGTTGTAACCTTTCTTCATCAGTAGTAACTACTTCGTCTATTATAGTAGAAGCTTGTCCTACTAAACTTTTTATAATGTTTTTTATCATAGTGCTATTATATCAGGTGCGTATCTATATTTAGTATCTCCGTCATCATCTTTGTAGGCTTCTAAAATCTCTTTTCTGTTTTTAGATTTTTTAAGAGATATGTGAATCCAAGCAAAGTCAAACTCATTTATCATTTGGTCAAACTCGACAGCATTATCTATAATCCAGTCGTAAACTTCTTTATTACACATTTGACCATCTTTCCAAAATTGAAGGTCAAGAGCTTCGCCTTTACAATGTTGACTAATCGGATTACGAGACCCCCCAATAGCACGATTAAGCTCCTTGGAACGATAACCACTACTAATCCTGATAGGACCAAGGTGGTTACGCATAGGCTGTAAAAGATTTGTAGCAATCCTTTGCAAATTTTCCAAGTGGGTTTTAGTCGGCTCATTCTCTATTCCTAGTCTTTTGGCTGTGTTACTTCGAGTAATC